TAATCCTTTCATTTCATTCAGACAATCTCCATGTAATAAAATACTCATTTATATTATTAACATATATTTTAATTCTTTGAGAAGGACGCAAAAAGTGTCTGGGATAGAATGTCAATTTCAAACATATATAATAAATATTTCCGTTTAGTCCTTTATTTTTTCAATTCTATCCCAGACACTTTTTAATCGAAAAAAACAATAATAGGATCTTCTTTTGTACCAAACCTTATCTTCAATGATGTCAAAAATGTTTGTTTCAATATTTTGTTATTATCAATCTTTTCTTTGACTTCTGGGGAAATAATAGGATTAACATGACTTATATGATATGGAGAAGAATTATACAATCGACAAGCCCTCCGAACAGATGGAATATCTCCCCATTTAATAATCGAAATAATATCATTATAAACTGCATCATGTGTTGGATATGTAAGATCACACAACTCGCAATGATTATTACAGTATTTTATGATTCTTTTTGATTTAAACATTATATCATTTTTTTCTTGAATATTCGGTCTTTGTTTGGTTGTTTGATTTTGTAAGTATTCGATCAATTCTGTTTTATTTTTTATTTTATCATTATAAACACATTTTTCAATGTATTGTTCTATATCATTGACAATCTTTCCCTTGCTTGATGATTTATCAATTAAAACTTTTAATGTTCGAAATAATTCGATTATATCTTTTTTTGAATGAGATTTGTCAATTAAAAACATTTTTTTTATAATATATAAAATATTTTATTTTTCTAATATATACTTAAACGATGCCACCAAAGATGAAAGTTCCCGAAGGTGAAATGAAATTGCCAGAATTAAAAAGATTGATTAAGAAATATGATGAGTTGATGGGTATTGATCCCAAAGGTATGACCCGTGATGAATTAATCAAGGCGATAGAAAAGTTAAAATACAAAGTAGATCATAAAAACAAAAGACTTGTTTTAACAGTCAAACAGAAAGTCAAAAAACAGCCACAGAAAGTAGATGCACCCCCACCAGTTAATAAAAAACCAGCAAAATCAAAGGCACAGAAAGACAAAGATATGAGAGAAAAAGTTGTTAAATATATAATGGAGAATAAAGATATTCTTGATGATGAAAGAATAAAAAAATAAGTTTCAAAATCAATTTTTATCCTCGACCACTTTTAATTGATTACCTTCGCCGTCCCACCCATCAAAATTATCTCTTGCGAATAGTTCTATCCTCTTAATATCTCCGCATAATTCTACTATTTTTTCTCTTACTATGTCGGGCTTCTTGCTGTGTTCTTGAATTGGTGATTCAATAACCGAATGTACTGAATGACTGACCGCTTTCGGATTTCCTTTTGTTGCAATTAAACAATATTCGGGATTGCTTCGAGTCCAAGAACCCATACCCCAAAAATTAGTATCGGTTGCTTTTTTATTCTTCTTTATCCAAGTAAAAGCTATTGTTTTATAATCAAAACCCCAAGATTTTATTGTAAATAAAGCTTCGGGTATTAATGGAGCAGTAGCCCATAAAAATAAAACGCAATCTTTATCTGTTTGGGGTAATTTAAAATCATATATGTCTATCATTCTCATAGCATTATAAGGTTGTCCGTTTTTATTTCGACTGGGTATTTTATTACTTGTAGCCGTATAATTCCAAGGGGGGTCAGCATAAATTATTTTATAACTCATCTATATAATAATGTTTATATTAAATAAAAATAATATAAACGGAAAATAAATTAATCTTGCGCTTCCTTGACATATGTATCCAATGCAACTTCCTTCGAATGACCCATGATCTGATTGTCCTTTTCAAGCTCCTTTTTCATAGAGCCATATTTCGATGACAAATATATCTTCCTTAATAGCGTACTCGAAATCGATTTTCCCATATATTTTTGAGAATACTTCAACAAGGTTTTTGATATTTCAATTCTTGTTAATGGTTTTCCAGTCGAGGATTTAAATAGAATACCCATTCCATTGATTCTTAAATAATATCTTAATAATTTTTTCACTTGTGGATCATCGATTTCAATGTTGATTTGTTCGTAGCGTTTAGAGGTCTTGAACTTATTTAATACGAAAAATAAACCACCTTTATGAACTACCAAATAATTTTTGGATTTCTTGTCTTCTTCTTTGAGTTTGTTATAATCTCTTTTTGAGATTGCTTCCATTTGCGAAACATCGTTCCTCATGGGGTACTTGGAATATATGGAGAACAACACAAATGCTTGAAGAAGGTTCATTTCTTTTTTTGTTATATCATCTTTATTCTTTTTTTTGATTGGTTTTAATTCAGCTCCCATTTTATTTATCATCTCATAAACTTCCTCGATTGTTGCGAAGTTCTTGGATTGTTTATCAGATATAATTCCACTCTTGTTTTCTTCATCATATTTATTGTTGAAATCATCTCTTAATGTTCCATATTCTTTTAATAATTTATCATATTTCTCATCATGATTTAATGCCATTAATAATACAATGATTGCATTCAAAAAGTTTCTTTGTGTTGTATAATGTAAAGCTTCAATCTTTTCCATTACATTTTTTGGATTATCGAGGAAATCATAATCATCAGAATCAAACAATTTTTTTAATTTATTAAGATTTGTTTGGTACTGTTTCACGGTGTTTTCTTTAAGATTTGGTCGCGCATTTTTGATTTCTTCCATTGGATCTTTTACACTAATTTTCATCTTTTATATATAATAGAAGATTAAAATATTTAAATAAAAACGATTAAAAAAAAAGATTATTCGAGCCAAATGATGTCTCTCGGTAAGTTCATTTTATAACAATAATAAAAACAATCAAAATTGCAAGCATTCTTCCAACCTTCTGGTGTTTCTCCGTTAATCTGTTTCATAAAGTGTATTCTTTTTCTTGGTATTATAATTTGTAATTGACTATCTGTATTTTTGAAGTTTTCTCTAAAATATTGAGTGTTAATTTTACTTGATGGTAATATTAAAATGAAAGGTTTCTCTAATTCTTTTAATCTCGGCATGATCTCCTTACATTTAGAAAAGGGAGGATTTGAGACAACTATATCTCCTTCATTGCTTTCAAAGAAATCATTGTCATTATGAATAACATTAAAACCCAATTCTTCTAAATATTCCCCAGATTTACCATCTCCCATAAATGCTTCCCAAATAACTTTATCTTTTGGAATATATTGTTTTATATCAGCCCAAGCATATTTCGGTGTCATATAGTCATCATGTTTTAAAAATGATTTATTTTGAAATGTAGCCATCTTTTATAATTTAATTTAGATAATAATTTAAGCGAAATAACAATCGAAAATACCATTTTCAATTGTTGCAACCTTCTGTAATTCTACATAAACACGGAGCGTGTATGTTGCGGCGCCAAGGGTCGCATCATAATGGAGTTCTATCCCCTTGTTATTGATACGCTCTAAACGATTTGGTTTCATAGAAGTCCAATTGAAACACGCGGCAAGACCAGCGTCTCCATTATTCTGTGCGTGTCCTTCAAATGTGGAAGTCGTCAGCGAATTGACTGGATTGGCGGCATATTGTTCCGAAGAAACCATGGGAACCAGACCCTCCGCTTGCTGGGTTGTGTGGAAATGAAGTGCTCGATTGTCTCGATCAACGGAGAACTCAAATCGATCATTGTATCTCATATTAATTTTAAGTTCAGAACCAGCACCACCAGATTTTGAAACAGCATCACCAAGCAACAGAGAGCGTGAAACATAGTCCGCGTTCTTCTGTAATCCCATGATTATCTTTGAAACAAGACGACCATTGCCACCAACATTGAAAACAAGTTTTGAAAATGCCGTTTGATCTCCCGTTCTCTTTGCCAGACGATAATCTTTATATTCGAAAGATAATTTTGGATTCTCTTTAAGATACCGTGCCATTATTTCTCCATCATATACAATACTATCGTAAATCATCTTGACTTCATTGCGATTTATCTGGTACTCAACGGCAGAAGTTCCAGTGCCAGCGACACACATTCTGCGAGAATTAGAAGCACCAGCAAGTGAAGACAGAGTGTCTTGGAAAGTTAGATCAACATGTATCTCTTCATCAATCGCAAATGCTGGAATCTGATTCTGGGCGAGGAAGGGGAAAAGATCCGAAAGAACAACAGAATATGTGGGAGCTTCGGAAACCGTTTCCGCCGAGGTCGCGTCGTGTCTCTGGAAGGGGTGAAGGGTAAAGGCATGAGTGCCAGTGGTGGGATTTGTCAGAGGATTTTTTCCATTATCAAGACCAATACGAGCAGCAGAATTGACTGGCTTATCAGCTACATCAGCGACGGAGCGGGCTTCATATACTGGGGCATTATTCATTAAACGCTGTGAAAGGTACTGTTCGCGTTCTTTGTTATTTTCATTGGTATCAAATAAAGATTGATAGGCGTGAAACGACGCATAATCATCGACGGCACAAACAACCTTGTTTCCAATCGTCAGTTGGGCGGATTTGATGAGTTGGGATATTCCAACATTTACTGGATAATATGAAGGAGTTGCACCACCATTCGTGAGTGGCGTGATTGCCAGAGTAATTTTAGAATTAGAATGAAGGAATCCAGAAACCCTTTGTAAAGTAAATCTGCAACGCTCTTGGTTGAAGGTCGTAGGATCAATTATGTCCGTTGAAAGGGTCTGTCCGTATTCAGTGGGGATTTCTCCGATTTTCATTAGATTTGGGATTCGGTCGCCCATGTTGGCATCTTGCGAGTCATCTTTAATGTCAGTCATTTTATATTAATAAAATATAAAATTAATCAAAAAATAAATAAAAAAATAAATTAATTCATAGAAAATATTCAAGATACAATTTGGACGCCACTTGGAGAAAATGCGACAACAACCTTCGATTTAATAAATAGATAAGCCGAAGTGGGGTTTCCATCAGTAAGACCATTCGTCATCTGGATCGAGAACTGGGCGCGAGAGAAATCAACACCCTCACTATCCAACATATCATATAACTGTCCGACACCATAAACGGCACCAGTATCGGGCATCAGACGATATCCAACATTGGCGGCGTCGCTTACAAGGTAATTGCGATTTGTATTTTCTGGGGAAACCGTGGTTCGGTGATGCATCGTCTGGGGAATAATTGCCCCCATGAAACCACTGATAACTTGACTATCAACAACAGATGTGAGATTGTTCGATGTTCGGACACTATCAACCTCGAAATGCTGGGGAAATCTTTCACCATTACGGAGGAAAGAAATCGTTTCAAGATTCGCAAGATCTCCGCCACCACCTCCACCACCAGTTGTTGCCCTCGATGGCATATAAGTCAAATATCCATCTTGTCCCAGATTATTGACAAAGTTCGAAGGAACAAAATTAACAAATGCCCCAAGAACCTTTGACAAGCCAAGATTGAAATTGATGATGGAATTGGTCGATTCAAGAGTTGAGAAATAAGAGGTGATTGAATTGAATGTGAAAGCACCAGTATCCGTTTTGGGAGACCCCTCCATAACTTCACATGTTAATTCAAGATCACTTAATTCATAAAACGCATTAGAAATATTTGTCGTGGTTCCATCGGAAGAATAGAAAAACTGGCTATCTGGCGCAAGATGGATTTCAATTTCAAGGGGCAGATCACGAAGAGGAACCATTTCCCCACCAAGCGTCAAGCCAGAAGGAAGAGGAATACAGAAATCAGATGCGCCAGTACTACGAATTACGGCATCACGATATGCTTGAAAATTGGGATAAATTAAATGAGTTCGAGAAAGATGACCCGATACATCTTGCATCGCCGACATAACGGGCATATATGAAGACATAAATCTTCCGTAATGTCTAATATGCTCGATTACTTGCTTTGTTTCAGCGTGGCGGAAAACTAACTGATCGATCGCAGCATATATTCCAAGTTTGTGAGAACCACGAAGTTCTGATGAGGCGGCGGCGGTTGGGCGCTTTGGATCAGCACCATCGGCGCCAGCGGCAGTTCTCCAAATATCAAGTTTGCCAGATACACGGAGAGTGCTGGGATCAAGCATAGCATCTTGACGACCAAGAGACATCGTAAGTACTGGATTGCCCCTTGCGAACGAAACTCTTCCCGACGCTGGCACATTATTAGCATTTAGTGTGAGATATTTCTTTGACATTTTACTATAAGAAATATAAAAATAAAAATAAAAAATTAATTTAAATTAATTGATAGAAATTATTTAGAGAGATACAACGACCGAATCTCCCTTGATGGTTATGCGTCGAACATGGTAGATAAAACACATGAGGAGTTTGTCTTTCTGCGGTGCTTGATCTACGCCAGCAGTCGTGCTTTCATTGTAGAACAATTGGAGCTGATTGGATCTATTGTTTAGATTGGCGACACCACCATCGAGGGCATATGCTCGACCAATGATAAAGTTTCTGTTGTAATCACAGAAGGATCGAGGGAGTATTTCAGCATTCAGAAGTGCTTTTTCTAATTCAATCAGTGGCTGTGCCGAAATGGATTTCCCACCATTTATCTTTGAAACATCAACTGGTCTTGAAGGAACAAGTTTATCATCAATCACGAACTGATATGAACTTAATTTGTCTATAATTCCAACTTGTCCCGAACGGATAGAATGAAGGCGACCATCATCTGCGAGACGCTCCTCGTCATAGGTGTTTCCATCGGCACTGATTAACTGTGCCGTGTTATAGACCGAGGCGTCGGTTGGTACAACCAAGCAACATTTGGCACGAGTTGCTGAACTGTCAAGATTAACAGTTGCATTTCGATTGCTTTTTAATAGAGAATGTTTAATGTTTGTTGCGGATAGAATATCGAAATCAATTGATCCACCTTCTCTTAATTTACAAATCATGCCCTCTTCATATCTTGGGTCGCATTCAATCTTCTGGCAAACAAGCTGTAAATCGGAGAGTGTGTATGATGGCTGATATGCCGTGATTGGAGCAATTACTTGAACCGATGTGTCATCGTTTCTCGTTGTTCTCTTATCAACCGCCCTCGAATATACGACGAAGTTTCTTGAAGTAATCTCCACACCACCTTGGGCGGCGGCACCACCCGCTGCGAGATTTCTGAAAGAAGTTGTGGTTAATTTAACAAAATTAGCAGCGCCATCAAGTGATATATCCGTAATCACGACATCTCCATCAGTGATAGCATTTCCCCCAACAGTTAATCGAGCAGTTGCGAGAGGGTCGGTTTTAGAACAGATGCCAATGACTTCACCTTTCACAAAAGGACAATCATCAACGGTCAGCATGTTATTATCTTTCGCCAAGAAAATCTCGGTGAAATTAGTTCCGCCAGCAGCAGTGCCATTAGCCGCGAAAGAAGTTCCAGCGTTATCAGAACCGTGAATCAATGGATTCTGCTGCATTCTGCGATGACGATTGACTGAATCAAGCTGCTTGATACAGCGTGCCGCATCTTCTAAATCAATTTCAATGTATAGACCTTGGGTCATCATGACTGGAAATAACTTTTCACTATCAGCAAATATTCCAGTATGAAGGGGGAGAGAACATTTGGCTTCAACAAAATCAGTATCATCAAAATTGCGTGCCGCGGGAACTGCGGAAATAGGGGCAACATATGGGTTCGTTCTCGTATCGATTAAATTGGAAACAGATGTTCCAAGAGTTCCACGATTGGAAACCGTGGGAACCATGGCGCCTTCTTTTAGCGCTCGTATCTTTCTTAAATTGTCATCTTGATTGTAAGAATATTCCATCTGGACTTTGGTGTTGTAATCACTAATTTCTTCAAGTAAAGTTCCACGAGTTCCAGAATATATGCGAATATTCTTAATTAAACTCTGACCTCCGATGAAGGGATCGAGTTGGAGACGCGTGGGGATATTGTTCGTATCTGTCGCCGCTGGAAGGGATAGTTTCACTTTAAATTGTAAATAACTGTTTTTCCCATCAAGAAACTTCACATTTGGGGGGATCTCAAAATCTACTCTTGCACCACCGCTTCCAGCTTTGCCAGTGTAAGATTGACCGTTGGTCGAAGGTACAGAAACTTGTGTTTGGGATAATCCGATTTTCTCATCATTGCGCCAATACATAGACATTTTATATTATATAATATAAAAATATTTAAGTTAAATAAAATTAAAAAAAAAATAAAATAAAAGAATCATAAAGTTCTCGAAACGGCAGTGGTTATTTGTTGAGCGCTTCCAATTCCTTTTCCTTGTGCCGATAATCCAGCGGTTTCTTTTGCTGTGCTTTCGGCACTATCCTTAACATCTCCCGCCGTTTCGAATGCGGTAGCTCCCAAGGATATTCCAGCACCAAGTGCTTCAAGACCAATTCCAACGCCGGGGATTCCCATGCCTAATACACCCGCAATTTCAAGACCAGATCCAATAATATTGCCAACATTTCCAACTTGTTGCTCCCAATTATTTCCAATGCTTCCTCTTTGAATATCTTTGTATATTTCCAGACCTCCACCAAGACCAGCAATTCCAATTTTCGTTCCAGCCTTTTTGAGAAGATCTTTCCCTTCTTTTTTTGCGAGAAGTTCCGCCGCCGCTTTTTCAGATGTTCCAACTCCTTCTTTTGCCACTTGTGCGGTTTCTTCAAGAACACCAGACCTTCTCCCAATATCAGCAAACTGTCCCGTTCTTTCAGCTTGGGCGGTGGTTTCAATCAACGGTTCCGCAGCACCTTCAACAGATGATGCCGCTTGTGCTGGTCTCGATGATTCCAATGCTTCTCTTGCTTCATTTGTTGGTGTTAATCCACCAAGCTCAACACTATCATCAAGAATATTAGTGTCGGCGCGAATGCCCCCCGCTACGCTTGCATCACGAACAAATCCACCAGCAAATGAGGAAAGGGGATTTGATGCGGCGGCAAATGTTTCTTCTGCGGTCTCTGCTCCGAGTTCTTCTAAACCACCGGGGAGATCTTCAATCAATCCAGAAGTTCTCGCACCAAGAAATCCTTCTGCTGGTGCCGAAGCAAGTGAAACATCTTCCAATGCTTCCGCGCCAGTTCCTCCAACGGTTGCCGCCGATGCTCTCATGGCATCTCTTGTTGATGATGCGACGCGTGTTTTTGCTGGGACTGACCCCGCATCGCGGAGTTCAACGGCAAACTTTTCTTTGAATGATACTGGCAAGAATTGTCCCCCTCTTTGAACTCCACCTCTTAATCCCTTTAATACTTTTTTCCCTTCATCTGATGCGGCGAATGAATGTGCCGCCGTACCTCCTTTATACAAGTTGATTGCTTGTTGTTCCAATCCCTCTTGATCTTTCTGATTTCTTACTTCATCAATATTTGCGGCAAGCTGACCGTTGAAATCCCTCGCTTGGTGTGCGAGTGATCTCGCTTCCCTTGACAATCCATTTGCTTGTGATATAGAAACGCCCGCTCCATATAAATCCATTTTATATTATATAATATTTAATTTTTTTTATCATAATTAAAATAATTTTTTCTCACCCTCTCCAATTTTAGTTTCAAATCGAATATATGCGGTGGCTGGATTTGTTTGAAGATCCAAATATAAAAATGAATAGGGAGCATCATTGATTGCTTTGTTGTATAATTCCATAAATATGTTTGGAAACATATCTCCAAACTCTTCATTTATTTTCTCCAATTCTTTTTGATTCTGTTGTTTCATGATAATCACATCGGTTGCATTGTTTCGAATTAATCCACTGACGGCACGAAATGATTGAGTTGTGAATGCCAGCAATCCTATTCCATAATGTCGAAATCGTGTTGCAAGAAAACTGACAGCATTTGATTTCTTAAAATCTTTTGTTAATATATCATCAAGAACTAATGCGACAGATGGTCTTTCAAAATCCTCATATTTCTTTTGAGTTTCAATTAATTCTGTAATCATTGAATCTTCATAATGGTCTTCACAATCAAAATATTTATTCATCAATTTTCCTTTGGGATCAGCATTCAATGTGTTCGATATAATTTTCACAATATCAAACTTGTCTTTGTACATGTCGGGATTACATAAAAGATTCACAACAAGATTTGATTTCCCTTGTTTTACAGACCCAATGATTAAAAGTAATGATGGCGGTTGTGGAAGATGTGGGTGAATGTCCGCAAACTTATCATCTGGATCTGGATCTTTTACTTTAAAAACCTTTGGTGGCGCTTTCATTTTTTTCATTGGTTTATTACGCGATGCCGCCATTCTCAATTCTTCTGGGGTACAATCACATTCATCTTTTCCATTCGGACAGTGTGGCATTTTATATATATATAATATATTTTTTAATCAAGAAATAAACTAAATATTAAATCCTCTGGGATTCTGTATCGATCCAATCGATTTGTTCCCCCCCCTTTAACCATTACTTGTCCCGCGTCTAATTGTTTTTTTCCAAGACCAATTCCCATCTTGTGTTTTGTATATTTAACTTTTCTCTCTCCCACTGAATGGACATCTTTTGATACATTTATTTTGTGTTTTTTTTGATTCAACATATTTCCACATGAACCAGATTTATCACATAATTTATTCTCGAAATCTTTTTTATTCGTCCAAATACGAGTTCTTTTTTGATAGCCCCAATCCGAATACATACAGTAATCCACATCATAAAATGGAATGTCTTTCATTATTTCTCTTTTCTTTAATTTTCCAGTTGCTGGATTTTCAAGAAACCAATATTCACAATCAAAATAATTTATTATTTCAAGTGTTTTTAAAACTAATTTATCGGCTTTATTCATATTCTCTTCAATTGTTTCTTTGGTGGTTAATATTCCGTCTTTTTTCTTTCTACCTATCCAACAATTTTGAAGGTTCGAATAATCCGTGCAAGGAGGAGAAGCCCAAATAATATCGAACTCATCTTTGTCATATTGTTTATAATCAAAATCCATAATATCGCATTCATGGTCTGCTGGCAGTAATAGATCAACTGAAACAGAATCCCAACCAAGAGCATCGCAACATTTTCCAACCGATTTAGTACCACTGAATAATTCCAAAACTTTCATTTATAATATATAATATATTTTCTTTTTGCTATTTTTACGGATTATCATTTGGCATCAAGATTTCTGGTTCTGGTTCTGGTTCGGCGCGGGGCGTCGGCAATGGACTTTGTGGTGGTGCCAGCGGAGTGGGTGGTTTATTGTCTTTATCTTTTTTATCTTTTTTCTCTTTGAGTTTCATTGCTTGATCTTTCAATCCTTTCATTTCTTCTTCGCTTGGTGGTCTTCTTTCACATTGGAACAAATAACAACAATTAACTTTGCAATGGCATTTCGATTGCCACACGACCAAGAGCAACGAGCCAATCGCCCCAGCAACCATGACGACAAATCCGCCAAGTTGATCGACACTGTAATCTTGAAGTTGCCCCTCACTTTCACTCATTTTATTATTTTATTATTAAGATATATTTATTTTTTTATTCATATATAATAAAAATCTTGTTCTTATCATATGGACGAACAGAACCCATTTCGATCAAAACCGATAGTTGATGTGAAGAACTCTTTGCACTCTATAAACAAAATGCTTAACGAAATGAAAGTTGATGTCATCTGTATCAAATCAGAAATAAAGGAAATAAAACATATTATCAAAGAAAACGAAAAGAAATCTGAAACAATCTCTGGGGGTTGGTGGATTTATTAATCTAAATAATAGAAAGAAATATTTATCTCTCGTAATACTTTTTTTAAGACGCAAATCATAAAATGTAATAATATTTTATGTTGCTTTACTATCTCATAATTTATTTTAAATATAATATTAAAATGTAAAAAGTGTCTGGGATAGAATGGTCAAAACATTTGTCTAAACAGTTTTTTTTTGTTTTATAAGTTTATTTTCGGCATTCTATCCCAGACACTTTTTGATTTATACCAAATATCGATTAAATAGAAATAATAGAAAATATAGAAAATTAAAGAAAAATAAATTATTTAGAAATGAAATTAAAATCTATCTTTATTGTAAATATGGCACATTTACTTCCCACCGTAAAAATGGATTTTATCCCAAGTGATGATGAAGATCCAGAAGAAGAAGGCGTCAGCCTTCAAGTGAATGATGTTGAGGAATCCAATATAGAAGAGAATATTATTCCAGATGTTAAAAAGAAATCAGAGGATATGAATGTTAATGATATATTCAATATGCCAGATAACATATCACCCAGCAACGCGCAAGGTACAGAAGCAACTCCGATTCTCACAAAGAGGGGAAAACCAAGAAAGAAGCGACCACCCATGAGTGAAGAACACAAAGCAAAATTAAAGCTTGCAAGAGACAAGGCGCTTGCCGTTCGAAGAAAGAATGCCGCAGAAAAGAAAGAATTGAAAGATCTTCAAAAAGAAGAGAAAGATCTTATAAAAAAAAATCAAATAAAAAAAGTTAATAAATTAAAGAAAGAAGTTGGGTTTGAAGAAGAAGAGCAGCCCACTCCGATTGAAAAACCAATTAAAGAACCACGCCAAGCTCCCAGAGAAGCATCATATCCAACTTCAACAATTACAAAAAAAGATTTAGAAGACGCGCAACTTGAAGCAATCATCAAATATGAAACAATTCGAAAACAAAGGAAGAAAGAAAAACAAGAAAGATTGAAACATGAGAACGAACAGAAAATGGTTCGTGAAACATTGATGCGTGCCGTTGCCCCTCAAAATAACTATAAAACAAATAATCCATTCGGAAATTGTTATTAATTTATTTTAATTTAAATCGTCGTTTATATGCTCGAATATTTTTCTCCCTATCAGTAGATGCCCCCCATAGTATATAATATGAAAGATGCCCCGCTGACATATAATTCCCCTTCGCCAAATCTTTTTTATG